ACTCTGTATTAGTATAATCTTGAGGTGGAGTTAAACCTCCATAAACTAAACAAGCTTCCGTAGTAGTTCCATTACCTCCAGGGAATCTTCTTGTAGTATTTAAATTAGCTTTTTCTGACCAAGTGGAACCATTCCATTCTTCAGTATTTCCATGATCACCAGGAACAGCTGGATCATATCCAGCAAAAATTAAAGCAGCTGTATTACCAGGAACTCCGTGTGAACCATTACCCCCATAGTGACTATAAGTTGTATCGGTTGTTTCAGTCCAAGTTGTTCCGTTCCATATTTCTGTAATTTTCATTAAAGCAGTTCCTTGTGGAGGTGTTTGTTCTCCAGAGTTTGCCAAAGCAGATGTTGTACTTCCACAACCTATCCTTGACCAACTTGCAGTATTAAGAGGAGCACTAGTTCTCCAAGCATCTACTTTAGCTTCAAACTGATATTTAAAATCTATGCTAGTAGTATCAAAAAATAATTCTTGTCTTTGATCGGTAGATAAATTACCTGCACTGTTTCGGACTCCCGTCCCAATAATTTCCTTATAATCTGCCATGATTAATTATTCTTTAGCAACCAACCTTGCGTAGAATCTGTATACACTAAAGTATTTGCTGCTCTTTCTGTTGATACTGTTAATGGATTTGTAGACCCATGAATCTTTTCTGTTCCGTTTTGATCTATTGTTAATGCATTAGTATCAAATGTTCCTGCATAATCTATAAAAGAAATTTCATCTCCAATATTTCCTGCGGGTAAATCCATCTCTATTGCGTTACTTGTAGTATTAATAAAATAACCTTCACCTGCTACAGCAGTAAATGTAGCAGAAGTTTTTACTGCTTGCCAGGAGGTTCCGCCAGATACTTCAGCAAAGGATAATTGTCCAACTGCTGTTGTGCCTGATCCTGTAATACTAGCAACTTTTAAAAATCTATCTGCTGTTACATTTCCAGTGGGAAATTTAAGTTCATATGACTGCGAACTTGAATGTGGAGGTGAAGTAAGTTTAATCCCGTGAGAGTTATTTTCACAGTTAAGTTGGATTGAACCTGGGTTTGTTGCACCCATTGCTTCAATTACACCAGTCCCTTTTGGTCTTAAACGTAGGTTAAGGTTTGAATCATCTCCAACTGCACCAATCTGTGCACCAGCTCCTGTTGCAGCATTTGTAACATCAATATGGTTTACTGCAGAACCAGTTGTTTCAAATATTAATTGTTCATTTCCGTTTTCATCTCTAAGACCGTGAGCATCGTCAAAGTCTATCATGAAAGAATTAGTATCTAAGTTACCACCTAATTGTGGTGTAGTATCATCGACTACATCAGCTCCTAAAGTAACTTCTGTAATATTTGGATTAGTTCCATCATCTGCTCTTGCGTATGCAATAACAGTTTTTCCATTTGCTACAGTAACACTAGTTCCTGTACCTGTGTCATATTTAAAAACTACATTTTGAGAACCAGAAGTTGCATTTTTTAAAATATAAAAATTTTGTACATCTGTTGGTATTGTAACGTTTCGTGATGCTGTTAGTGATCCTGTAAATTCTATAATTCTATGTGCAAGAGTTGCACCTGTTCCACCATCCGTAACAGTTAGATCTGTGTCAGCTGAATCCGACACTGCTTGAGTTGTAAAACCACCAGCTATTTGTTCAATAATTTGTAAATTAGTATTTGTTTTATTACCCCAAGTTCCAGCATTTTCACCGGTTTGTTGAATTTCAATCCCTAAGGGTGTGTATGTTGATGCCATAAAATTCTCCTAAGCTGCTACATCAGTATAACTGTTATTTGTGCCTGTTGCAACATTTGAATAACTGTTATTTGTTCCTGTTGATATATCACTATAGCTGTTATTTTGTCCAGGGTCAATATTTCCGTAAGCAAATATAGTTACCCCTCCTACGCTTAAACTAGCAGATAGTCCATCAAAACCTACTACAATATCTGGTACAGTTACGGTGCCAATATTAAATGAAGCTGAAACACCAGTTAATCCTAATGTCATATCATTAGGATCTAAAATTCCAACACTCGAAGTTAAAGTTTGTCCTGTTGGATTAACTACAGCACCCCCTAATCCTATAATAGAACCTTGAGTAAAAGTTGCTTCTAAACCAGAAACTAAAACTGTATCATTTGGTATTGTTACTGTTCCTAAACTTACAGTGGCTGATTGACCTGTTAAATCTGCTTCTTGTGAAGAAGACCCTACCGCTGTTCCTTGTGTTAATGTTATTTCTTGACCAGAAACAATCACTGTTTCATTTGGAGCAAAAGCAGTTCCTTGAGATATAGTAAAATCTAATCCTGTTACACCAACCACCATGTCAGCAACTGTTGGTGATCCTAATGTAGATGTAATTGCACTTGAACTTAAACCTTGTGTTTGATCATTTGGAGTTATAGTTCCAACAGAAAAAGATGAAGATAAACCAGTTTCAATTACTACAGGAACAAAACCTTCACCTTGTGAAGATGTAATTGATTGTCCTGTTAAAGTTAAAATTACGTCTGGTATATCAACTGCACCGACGTTTGATGTTATAGATAATCCAGATGGTTGTACTGTAGCATTTTGTAATGCATTCCAAGGATCTTCACCCCAAGATTTTGCACCCCATCCTGTTTTTAAAGTTGTGTCTGCGTTCCAGTTAGCTTGACCCCAGCTAAACCGGCCCCATCCTGAAGATACCGACATGGTCGGCCCCCTATGCTAATCTGATTATTGCGGCTGTAGCGTCGTTTGTAGGAAACTCAATTTTAAATGTTCCATTACTTGCTGTTTTATCACCACCGAATGCTATCGCACAAACAGCATCAGTTGTGCTTGAACCTGTGCCTGTTGTTGTATTATATATTAATGCAGCATTTGCTGTGAAAGAAGCTGATGTGTAAGTTACGTCACTAAAATCTGTGAATGCAGTTGTGCTAGTTAAACCAACTCCTGTTCTTGTTAAAGTTGCACCACCCGCTACGTATGCTGTTCCCGATGTATTTGTAATTTCTTCTGATGTTGAATAATCTGTTGTAGAAGCACCTAAAGTTGCAGAGCTATCATACAATGCTAATTTAAAAGTATCACCACCTGATGATGAAAAATTGTGTTTACCTTGTAAAAGTTCTTGTTTAAAACTAGAACATATTGCTGATGTATTTGCCATAATTTATTCTCCTAAGGGTTTACCGATCTAACCGGTATACGAACAGCGCCATCTGTATAGTCATCTCTTCGTCTTCTACCGACTTGCTCATTAGCAAACTTCTGTACCTCTTGTTTATATTTATTTTCATATAATGTCAACATATCTACTGGTCCTTTTAAAAACCCATATGCCTCTGATAAACAGCAATATAAAAGCCCATTTGGAAAATTAAGGCTAAGATAATTAGTATTACTACCTTCTAAAATACCAGGCATTTTATTAAAATGTATTCTAGCTAAATAATTTGTGTTTGGTGTAGGAGATAAAAATATTCTACCTGATGTAGTATCTGTATTTCCAGTTGCACCTCCAAAAGAAGCATAATATTTTGGTTTACCTTGTGCCGCTGCTGTTCCTGTTATATCTTGGTATTCTTGTAAATAACTCATATCTTTTTTTTCTAAAAAAGTATTTGCACCAGTTATGACTGAATTAGAATCATATACTTGAATAGCTCTAATAAATAAACAACCCGCAGGAGCATTAATAGTTTCTTGACCTGCAACTAAATTAACTTTTTGTTGTTTTCTATCAGCATCAATAGGAACATCTCTCATTATTCTATATTGAGCATTTAAAATTATATTTTCACAAACAGCATCTGTTAAAACATTAGAATCTGTTTCCGTATAACTTCTAATTTGAGTTATTAATCCTGATGCACTTAATCCTGACATTATGCGTTTACCGTTACGGGTCCTGCTGATGCAGTTCCGCCTCCTCCTGATTCACTTATACTAGATGTTGTGCCTGTTGCAAAGGTATAATTATCATCATCTACTTTTGTAATTGTATACCCTGATGATACATTTATTGTTGCTGCTGCAACACCACCAACTAAAGCTGCATCTCTAAATCTAACTGTATCTGATGTTGACCTACCATGATCTGGTTCATTAACAGATATTGTAGTTGATCCAGATGTTGTTGTGAAAGCATTTAAAGGTAAAATATTAGGGACAGCAGTTTCTGTTCTATCGGGTCTAACATTACGTAAAGATATAGAATCACCGTTCATTGGTTTTGGTTCTAATTGTGGTTGTTTTGGTTCAAACTCTGATACATGTACAAACGATCCATTCCATTCTCTAACCATTTCTTTATATGGAAACTCCATACCCGATCTATCTGATATTGCTTTTGCGTATTTACCTGTTGCGTACTTTGCCATTATTCACCTAGTGTACCTTTTAAATAAGTTAAATCTTTAGGTATTGGTTTCTTTTTTGGACCAATAAATCCTTTTTTCTTCATATCTTTTTTTGCTAAAGCTATGCCGTATCTAACAGCAGCATCTGTTTCCATGTCTCCTTTAGTTTTTAAAAGATTTGCTCTTCCTTTTAAAAAAGCTTTTCCTAAACCTTTAATTGCTTTTATTGTCATTATGTTCCCGGGTAATAAGCTTTAGGTGTAATATAAGTACTTGAAGCTGACCCATCCTCCGCTAATGCTCTAGCTAATTCATCTTCATAATATAATTTCATAGCTTGAACTACTTGTGGTTGATATTTTTGTGCAAGATAAAATGCTAAACCAGCAATCATACAAGGAACAAATCTAAATGGTACGTCTGTTGCATTTGTATAATCACCTACATCTTGTATTCTTTTAATATAATAAAAATGCATATCTTTAGATGCATTAGTTGAATCTGGTGTTGGATAAACATGTAATCTAACTTTATCAATAAATCTTTCTACCCAATATTGATTGGGTGTGCCTTTTGATAATTTGTTCGAAAAACCTGCATAAGTAGATCTATCTACTTTTGTCATAGGACTATCTGATTGATCTGTTTGAGTTCTATTAGATCTTAATTGTGCTTCAAGAACATCGGATATTCCATAAACGTTTGCTGGTGTAGA